CCCCCCCCATAAGCTCTCGGATCTTATCTCGTGTAATATCCGGCTTTTGGGAATGGGCACGCAGCGGTGCAAAAATAAGTTGGCTTACGCTGTTGCTTGCCCTGTGGGGCTTACCTTTAACGGCTATAAGGCAAGGCTCCGTGTTGCCCCTGGTCCAACGCCCAAGGCCGAAAAAGTAACCGTTACCACTGCGGTTTTGTTTCACCCACTGAAAGCCGATGCTTTTATACTTAAAGCCCCACGCCTCAATTACTTTTAACGCCTCTTTGAGCATAGGGTAAGTTGCCCAAAGGAAAAGCACGCAGTTATCAGCCGCCAGATCCTGCACCGGCAGGCTGCATATATCCTCAATACGCATTGTGGGGTAGTGGTCGGCAGCATTGCCGTTGCATCGCTTATCCTGAGTTCGGGATAACGGATCTGCGTATATAACGCTGTATTTTTTATTTGGAAAAGGTATCATTGTTTGCCTCCTTTGCAGGCGGCATATCCTCCGGCAAAAGTTGAAATGCCAATAAACCGCCTTTTGTTTTTCCAACGGGCTTAAAGCCCGCAAGCTCATAAGTACGCCCCCAAGTAGGCACACCGTGCACCATTGTTGGCTTAACTTTTTTAGTGTCTATGAAAGTAATCATACCGAGGGCGGGTGGATCACCGAAAAACGCTCGTGTTGCCGCAACCGCCTCACGGATCATATCTGATGCAATTCCTGCGCCCTCGTTACGGAAAGCCGAACACACCCAAGCGCCAGGCCAAGCGTGTTTTACATATTCAGCAAAGGGCCACGATGTAACCCAAAGGGCTTTGCCTTTTTCGTTTTCGGCATACAGCACCAAGCAGCGCCCAGGAGGCACAAATTGTGGCGTGCCTGGCTTTTGTCTGTTATAGTGCCGATCCGCCACATCACGAGCTTTGGGATCTGCTCTATTTGACTTTTGCCATATCATTTTTACCGCCTCCATATCGGTGAAATATAGGTAAACAGTTTTTCTGTTACCTTGAATTGGTTGCCCTTGTTTCTGTCGAGGGTGCGGGTAAAGGGCTTTTCCCACACGCACACAAAGTCCGGCGGGGCAGTTTGCTCACTTATGTAAACGGTGTGCCCGGTATCAGCAAGCAAACGCATTGCCTGCCAAAACTCTGTGCTGTTGAATTTCTCGTTATTGTAACCGGTGGTATTGTCATACGGAGGATCCGCATATACAACCGCCCCCGGCGGTATAGGTACTTGTTTATAATCACTGCAGAATATCTCGGCACCGCCGAGCGATGCCATATCTTTAAGCAGTGATCGCTTGCTTTGTGCGGCATAATTTGTGCCGCCCTTATTTCGTGCATATCCTCCAAACCATTTGCCGCCAAAGCTGCACCCAAAGCCCACAAAACCTGCAAGCACCGGATCTGCATCCTTGTCGGCCCTTATGGCCTGGTACTGTTCCTCTGTTATCGTTTCCGGCAGTTCATAACCCGCCTGCACACCTCTTAACATAGCAATCAAATACTTGTGCTTGTCATTCAGTATAATGCGGTCATAGCCGGTAACTTTGCTTTCAACGGAGCAGCTACCACAGAAAAGGCTAACAAAGCAAGCCCCCCCGTAGCGTTGAGGATCTGCGCCAAAGGTGTTGCTATACGGCTCTTGCCGCCTTGGTATCTCATTGAACGCTCCCCCCCCGTTAAGGGTGTTATTTATAATTTCGGCTATGTAGCGGGCTATGCGGCTTTTGCCTCCCATATACTGCATAGCCGAGCCTCCTAATCTTTCTTAAAGAATTTACCAACCCAACCATCGGCACCAAGGGGCAAGCCCGGAGCCCACGGAACAGGGCGGCTCATTATTTCAACCGTTTTTGCAAGCATTGCCTCGTTATCTGCAAACGGTCTTATATCAATTACCACCTCATCGTGTATGTGGAATATAACCGGCAGCCCTGCTGCCTCCAGGTGTTCAATAGCCTGTGCCAGACAATCACGGGCGATGGCTTGCACACAATTCTCCACGAGCTTGCCGCCGTAGGTTTCGATGCGTTTCCATTTCTTTGTGGTCTGGTCCATACCCATATACGATATTGAGGGGTTGCCCCATTGGTTTACGCCTATTTGCGGGGCATTGTAAAACAGTTTTCTGCCGCTTGGCAGCGTTATTGTCATATAGTCGGTGCCTTGTGTCGCATCCCATTCGTGGGTAAGCATAATGCTGCTTACGCCCACGCTGCCGCCTTGGGTGATAACCTGCACGGCGGCGGCATCCACCTTGTACCACAGATCCCTTATGCGTTTGTTGGCATCACGCCAACGGCTCACAATATCGGGTAGATCCTCCTCCGGTATGCCCATATCGAGTGCACCCATATTGATAAGTGCGCCGGTGCTGCCCTGATAACCGAGGGCAAGCTCTGCAACCTTACCTTTTTGCCGGAGGGCATATTCGGGGTTGCCCTTTTTTATAAGGTCAATGGGCACGCCGAACATCTGCGAGGCTGATGCCTCGTATATTTTGCCGTGAGTGCGGAAAACCTCAAGCCTCCACTCCTCACCGGCAAGCCAAGAAATAACACGGGCCTCAATGGCCGAAAAGTCGGCATCAATCAGCACATTACCGGGTGCGGCAATAAATGCGGTGCGTATCAGCTGTGAAAGCGTGTCCGGCACGCTGCCGTAAATGCACTTTAAGGCATCCAACTTACGCCCCTTTACGAGGTCACGGGCAAGCTCCAACGGCTCTGTATAGGTGCGGGGTAGGTTTTGCACCTGCACCAAACGCCCTGCCCAGCGGCCTGTGCGGTTGGCACCGTAAAACTGTAAGAGCCCACGCACACGCCCATCCTGGCACACGGCCTGCTCAATGGCATCGTATTTTTTGGTGCTTGTCTTACCGAGCTCCTGCCGGATCTCAAGCATACGCTGTACCTCCGGGCTGTTATCGTCACGGGCAAGCATTTTGGCAACGGTGTCCTTGCGGAGCCCGTTTATTTCCTCGCCGGTTTCATTTTCAAGCCAAGATGCAAGCTGCTTTACGCTGTTGGGGTTACTTAACCCGGATATTTTCACAGCCTCGGTTGTAAGGGTGTTGCGGACCGTTGCCCCAAGTTCAAGGGCACCCTCAACCATCCCCATATCAATAGCAACGCCTCGGCTGTTTATAACGAGATCCGTTTCCCATTCCTTTTGCACAAAGTCCGGTATGGGTACCGCCGAAAGCCTGCGCTCAATTTCCATTTCGGTTGTAACATCCTGGCGGTTGTACTCTTTGAATAGCTCCCAACGCTCCGGTGCGTGGTGCGGGTAGTTCCGTGTTCTGCCGCCGTTTGCTTTTGACGGGGCACACGGTACGCAGAAATAGCGTATAAGGGCTTTGCCGGTATTCAGTTTGCGTTTATCCTCCGGCAAGCCTAACGCTCTGCCTGTGGCATCCAAGCCTGCCGTATAGCCTGCATACAAGCCGTGGAACATTGTGCAACGCCACTGCGCCGGTGGCAGCTGCCTGCCCATATACCGTGACAGGCAGCCCCACTCAAAGGGCGCATTGTATGCGTGTTTTAAGCACTGTGGATCAAGCAACGCCTCGGCAACCCACTTGGGGAGTGTTTCGCCCTGGGCAAAATCACAGCACACCGGCTCCGCACCGTTAAGGGAGTAGGCAAAGAGGAGGATCTCAAAGTCGGGGCTTTGTATGTACTTTTGGGCACCGGCTTTTTGTATCGGTACACTTGAAAATGTTTCAAGGTCAATACTTAAATGATCCATACTCTTTTACCTCCTTTTCGTAATTTTTCGGTGTGATATTACCAGGGCTGCCCGGTAATCGGGTTTACCGCCGGACGGCTCTGCGGCTGTGCAGGTGCCGCCTGGGGCTGCGGATCAGCGTATGCCTGCGGTGCTGTCGGCTGGGGCGTAACGGGGTTATACTGCGGCTGATAAGCCGGAGCAGCGGGCTGTGCCTGCGGATAACCGGGAACAGCGGCCGGCTGTGCAGTAAAGCTCTGGCCGAGCCCCTCAAAGTCGCTGGCTGCGGATGCACCACCGGCAAGAGCCTCACCGTCACGGGTTTTAAGTACATTGCCGAGGCCACAACCCACGCCCTTGCTGCCTGCTGTGTCATAGGTGAAAAAGTTAATAGTTACACGGGCGTACATACCGCTGTAAATATCCGAGGGGGCAAGCTCACAATCGAGGTTGTCAATGCCGACAACCTGCGGCTTGCTCTTGGTGCTGGCGGTCAGTACCCAATGCCCTTTGCACTCATCGCCAAACGGCAAGCCGGACGGACGGAGCCCGTCACCATCGTGCACAATCTGTTTGGGTGTGGGGTGTGCGCCGCCCCATTTCTTGCTCACGCCGTCCTCATACGCCGCCTTAATAGAGGCGTTGATGTTGGCAATGGTTGCGGCATCGGTCTTTGGGATAAGCAGCGTAACGCTGTACTTGGGCTCACCGCCCTGCTGGGGTGCTCTGGGGGTGGTAAGGTTGACATAGGAAAGCCTAACCTCGCCGGTTAATACCTTGGTTGCAATGTTCTGGTACATAATTCTTAAACTCCTTTATTACATTAAATTTCATTCGGTGCATTGTTTGCATTTGGTGCCTTGGTTGTTTCCATAAACTGCTTGAGCCCTACCTCTACCAAGCCGAGGTACTCAAGCACTTGCTTGAGGGTTTCGGTGTCGCTTGCTTTAATAGTGGCAGGATCACCGGCAAACGCCTCTGCAATTTCGTGTGCGGCTTTGCTAACCTTTTTGCCCTGCTGAATGATACGCACGCCGAGCTTTATTTCCTCCGGTGCGTTGCTTTCAAGCATTATTTCGGCTAACATATCTGCCAGCATATTGCTGGCTTGGTTGCGGGCTTTCATTTCCTCAAGTCCACGGGGGGGGTTATTTTCGTTAAACATTGTTGTTTGCCTCCTTGTTTTTATAAGTTGTGGTACAGTTCTCTGTATGCACCATCAACAATTTTTTGAATTTTCGCCCTGTCAAGGCGTGCCTCGTGCGTAAGATCCTTTAATTCACTTAACGCAGCGAGGGCACCCTGGCAGAGGGCGAAGTAGCCATCGGCTGTTCTTTCGGCCTCCTGCCGTGCCTCCTCTGTGTACTTTGCATCCTCTGCAATTTCCTCTATGTAGTTGGAAATAAACCGGGCGGCATCGTTACCGAGCTTTTCACGAACAAGACGATCAATAAAAACATCCTTTTCGGTCAGCACAACCTCCATTGTGCCATCAAGCAAATAAACCGTTTCAGCCATCGTTTACCACCTCCGCAAAGTCTGCGGCGGCAGGGTTGTAAGCCTCCCGTTTATCCGTAAGCAATGCAAGGGTGGGTTTTCCGATGGGCTTTACCACAAAGCTGCCGAGCTTGTCCGCAAATTCGGTTTTGCCCATAAGTTTCTCAAGCTCCGTAAGCGTTTTAGGCTTGAGGTCATATAAGAGTGATTTATCATACCCGGCAGCCATAGCGGCGTTAAGGGCGGCCTCCGTATCTGTAAAGGTGCGGTTGCTCCTGCCTGCAACGGCTTTCCAGCCGGGAATTGTACCGCCTTTGAGAATAGTGCCGAGGGCATATTCCTCAAGGTCCTTGTACCACTTTACAAGCTCCTGGCCTCTTACAAGCAGATCGCCAATTTCGGCATCCGTAAGCACGCCCTGCCCAAAGAGTGGCGGCTTTTCGGCGTTCTGCGGTACGCAGTCCTTAAACTCCTCAAGTGCGGTGTTTTGGTCTGCACGGGCTTTGCATTTCGCTTTGCCACGGCAAAAGCGGCAATGCTCACCGGGGCAAAATGCCCCAAGCCCCATATAAGCCTTTGCGGCAATAGGTTTGATACTTCCACCCCAAGCAAGCAGCTCCTCAACCGTTATGGTTTCGCTGCTCGGCTCCGTCTGGATGCGGGGCTGGTCTATCGTCATACAAACCTTTTTGATACTGCCGCCATAAACGGGCTTGTACCGTTTCAAAGCACCGAGGGCATACAACCGCATTTGCGGGTTGTTTTCGGCCGATACGGGCACGCCCTTACCGTGCTTATAGTCGGTAATGCTCAAGGTATCACCGCCGATCATAATACAATCGCAGGTACCAAAGCCCTCCGGTACATATTCGGCAAAATCAACCTGCACCTCGGCGGCCACATTCGGCTTTGCGTTATACTGCATAGCCCTTTCGGTAAGGTGCTCCAGGTACAGATCCGAGGTCTTGTCCATCTCGTCCTGGTAAAGTGGGTTTTCTTTCAGCTTTTTAAGCCTCGTGGTATAAGTGCGTGGCTTAATCTGCGTGGTAAAGTGTTTAATAACTTTCAGCTCACAAATAGCGTGAGCCAGGCGGCCCTCCTCCGCATATTCCGATGTGTTTTCCGGGAATTGCTCCTCAAAGCGAGGGGCGGCGGTGCAATGCAGCCAACGGGCTGCGGAGGATGCCGACAGCAGAGCGTGTTTTTCCGGTGTTGGCATTGTTATCCCTCCTTAAATCGCTGCGCCCAGGGCTCTTAATTCGTTTGCAACGGCTCCGTAGCTTTCGGGTGCAAGTTCTGTAAGGCTTGCCACACCAAACTTGCCGAGCAGCCCCATAAGCTGATCCATCTTTCCGGCATCAATAAGCGCCGAGCCTGCGGTTGCAATCATATCAAGCGTGTACTGCGGTGCAGAGGTCGGAACGGCGGGAGCCGGTGCTGCATTAGCCGCAGGTGCTGCGGCGGGGGCAGGCGCGGCAACAGGGACCGTGGGGGCAATCGGGGTTGCCGTCTGGGCAGGTGTCACACTCAAAGGTGCACCAGGTGCCTGTGCGGGTGTCGCTACCGGTGCAGGGGTAGGGTTTACCGGCGCCGTAGGTGTTGCGGGCTGTGCGTTAGCGCCAACGCCCATATTGATGGTGCCCACATTGTCAATGTGCTTGTTGTCTGCGCCAAACTGGTTACAAACGGTGTGCGGGTTTTTGCCGTCAAGTGCGGCGGCAATGTTGTTGAGCACCGCCATAAGGTCTGTGGCAGCCGTGATCGTTACTTTCATTTCTAACATTGGTGTTAGCCTCCTTGGTTATGTAAATTTTATTTGTTTGACAATCGCATTTTTCGCCGGGATCGAGGTTTGCACCGCAATCCGGGCAGGTGTGGTAATAAGCCATTACTGCTGTACCTCCAGCACTCCGAGCCACTTTTCGTATAGCTCCATAATGGCTCTTGAGTACGATGTACTGTATACACCAGCATCCCAAAGCCTTTTTGCCCCGGTGCGGCCGCAGTTATATGCCATAACCGCCAGCCCCTCATCACCGTAACAGGTTAGGTTTTCACCGAGGAGCATTACGCCGGCCTCAATGTTTCCCTCGTAGGTAAGGGGATCAATGCCTTTGTTACGCAGGTACTCAAAATTACAGCGGTTAATCTGCATAATGCCGTGATCGTCTGTCCTGCTTTCGGCATCCGGGTTAAAGCCGCTTTCTTTTTCTGCCACGGCCAAAGCCAGGGCAAAAGGTACATCGTACTTTTGGCAGCTTTCATACATTACTTTTTGCAAGTCATAATCAAGCGACAGCCCCGGCACACCTTTTGGGGTTTCTGCGGTGCTTGTGAGCTCAATTACTTTTGCTGTGGGCTCATCCGCACGGATCTTGGCAGCAATCTGTGTGCTTTCTGTTATGTCTGCTTGTCCGGCGGGTGTGTGGCTTGTAAGGTGATACCCAAAGAGCGTGCCGAGGGCAAATATTACAAGCACAATGCCGATAATTACGAGCCACGCAATACGGTTGTTACGCTGTCTTATTTTCCGTTTCCGTATGGCTCTCTGTTGTTCGGGTGTCATTGTTCGCCATCCTCCTTTTCGGCCGTTTCCTCAAGGCTGTTTAACAGCATTACGAGGGAGGTGTACCTTTCTTGCTTTGGAAAACGCCGCCCGGTTTCATAAGAGCGCAAAACCTCAACACTTATGCCGCTTATTTTTCCGAGCTCTTGCAGGCTTATGCCTGTTTTGGCTTTTACCCTTGTAATTCTTTCGGCAATGTCGGAGGTGTCCGGTCTTACGGATGCACCGGTTGCAATCTGGGGAATATCCCAACCGCCTTTTGATAAAAGCGCAAGCACGATGCCCAACCGTTCACTCTTGCAAGTGGCAATAAGTCTGGCAGCCGAAAGGTAATCATCCGGGGAAAGTAACCTCATCGGTGCAACGGTATCATCGTTTTTCAAAGCCATACCGGCTGAATACACGCCCGTTTTGCGTATCATAGGCAAAACGCTTGATGTAACCCACCGCTTAAACTCTTTTGCGGACGGCAGCTTGCTTGTAAGTATCAAGCTGTATAACCCGCTTTCGTTTATAAGTACCGGCTTTGTTTCTCTGCCGTTGGTGTCGCAAATTGCTACCCCCGTTAGCTTGTCCTCGCTGTCAACCCTCTTTGCCAGGGCATCCCTTGTGTTGGCGTAGCCCAAAATGCTTGCCACATCCCTGCCTACAAAATAGGGGATGTTTTCAATGGTAATTGAGCGTATTTCGCCAAACTCCGCATTACTGAATGTTTGCAGCTCATTCATTTTGTTTTACGCCTCCTTGTCTTTTGCCTCGCCTTTTAAGGCTTTCCAGCATTGTTTTTTGTGCAAGCTCCGCATCGTACCCGGCACGGCCGTTGGCATCAATCTCTCCTGTGCTGCCTCGGTTAAGTTCCCGGTAAATCGTACTGATATGCACGCCGAGTGTGTCCGCAATATCCGGCAGGGCTGCACCTGCGTTGTACTGTTCCTCAAAATGTTTCCTATCCTCGTAGGTAAAATATTTGCAAGTGATAAGGTTTCCCTCCTTTCCGTTTTTCGGCCAAAAAAAATAATGTGCGAAAGGCAATAACCTTACGCACATTTAGGTGTGTTGTTGAGGCTTTTACCTTTCGCACATATTATAAAACTCTTTTCCAAATTTTGCTTTTTATATGTTACTTTTTGACATGTCAAAAGGGCAAATTTCGTATGTGCGCTCCTTACCGTCCGATTGTTTCGGAAACGGCTTTTTCGGGGCAATAATCCAGCACGCACAGATATTCTACATTTCCGTCTCCGCCCGTTATGGGAGACGTAATCACACCGCGTGAAAGGAGTCCGAACGCGGCGGCGTTTTGCAGAACGCGTGTCACCGCATTCTCTCGCGCCTTTTCGCTTTTCACAATACCGTTTTTCCCTACAAGCGCCTTTCCGACTTCAAACTGCGGCTTAATCAGCGTAATCGCCGTTCCGTTCGGCTTCAGAATGCGGCACAGTGCCGGATAAACCAAGGTCTGCGAAATGAACGAAAGATCCAC